GTGGATCTCCAAGCCGATGCTGGCGTGCTACTCGGAATTGGTTTAGACCCGACGTCGGCTTCGGCTTCGGGGAATGCGACTTCCAAAGATCAGACGGCTTCAAGCACCACTGGCGCTGTTTATCAGTTCCATGTAACGGCCAACACAAGGTCTGCAAGCACGGCTCTGTACGTCTACCACTCGGCAGACAACACCACGTTTGCTGCTCTCGGGGCAGGACTCACAGTTCCTGCCACGACCACAGGCTCGTACCAACTGGTTATCCCTGCTGGTACCACAATCAATCGTTACGTCCGATTCCAATGGGTCATCTCATCCGGAACCGGTTCGCTCACGTTTGTCGGCGGCTTCGCCCGCCTCTTCTAATCCCGGGAGGGAATCATGCCATTTGTCCACGGTAAGGGTGCTGTCATCAAACTTGATGATTCCACCGGAACGCTTCGTGACCTCTCAACCTATGCGTCTGAGGTCTCTCTGCCCCGCTCAATCGAAACCGCTGAAACCACAACCTTTGCCGCCACTGGCGATGCAAAGACTTACATCACTGGTCTCAACGACTCAACCATGTCAATCACTCTGATGTGGGATGCCACGCTTGACGGTTACCTTGCCCCAGCCCTCGGCGCTGATGCAACGCTTTCGTTCGAATATGGCCCTGCTGGATCCGCCACTGGCGCTATCAAGTTTTCAGGCGAGGGCATTATGACCTCATATCAGACCTCTTCACCGGTTGGTGACGTGGTCAGCCTGTCTGTCGACCTTCAGATCACTGGTCCCGTGACCCGTGGTACTTGGGCGTAAACTGCGATTCTCTAACGTGACCTTCGTGTCCCAAACTCAGGAGTGACCCCGTGTCCATTCGCGATCAAATCATTGCCGCAAACGACATCAAAACCGAACTCGTAGAAATTCCTGAATGGAATGTCACCATTTTGGTGAAGTCCATGACCGGGGCCGAACGAGGTCAAATGTTGAAAGGCGTTACAGCCAACGGACAAATTGACATTTCAAAAACAATTTCGGACGTTCTGATTTTTACAGCGCATGATCCTGAGACGGAAGAACGAATTTTCACGTTGGCCGATCGTGACCTTCTCAATGAGAAATCGGGTTCAGCGATTCAACGCGCAGCCGAGGTTGGTATGCGATTGTCAGGTCTGATGCCGGAATCGATTGATGAAGCGGGAAAAGATTTCTCGCCGATGGCGAGTATCGATTCGCCTTTGAGTTAGCCGAAAAACTGACTCGGACGGTGGACGAATTGCTTTATGGCAGTCCGTCTCATCGTCCGATCAGTTCGGCTGAACTCACTGAATGGATGGGCCTTTACAAAATTCGGGCCTACGAGCAGGAGCAAGCCGCTAGGAGGTAGTCAATGAGTACAACAACTGTTGACGTCCTCGCGAGACTTCGTGCGGATTCATCCGGTTTCACTAGCGGCATGAATCAAGCGGCTAATTCCGCTGCTGGTTTAAACAACAAAGTTTCCGGCCATCTTCAGCAGATGGGGGCCAAGTTTCAGCAGTTAGCCATGTCTGCTGCTACAGCCATGTCTGCTGCTGTTGGTGTTCTTGCTGTTCCCGCCTTACTTAAAGGCTGGGAGCGCATGACGACTATTCAGGACTCCACTGTTGCTATCGGTGTAGCACTGGGCGATACGGCCAAAGCCGCCAAATTGCTTGATGAGGTTTTGGCCGTTGTGCGTGGAACCCCGTTCAACTTCGATCAGTTTGCTTCTGCGGCTCAGCAGATGGTTGGCATGGGTGTTGATGCTGAAAAAATCCCTCGCTATTTGACTGCGATTGGTGAAGCCTCAGCAACGCAGGGCAAGAGGGCAAACGAGTACGCAAGTCGACTCGCCACAGTGTTTGGACAGGTAAGTGCCGCCAACCGCATCATGGGCGACGACGTTCAATCGTTCCAAGAAGTTGGCGTCAATGCGTTAGCCATTCTCGGCAACTCTTTCGGTGTCACTACTGCCGAAATGCGAGACATGATCTCAAAAGGGCTTATCCCGGCCAATCGGGCTTTGGACATTCTTTCAGACGGCATCCTCAACGGAACCGACGGTGTCAACGGTGCGACTGTTGCATTTACTGGCACCATGGCTGGTCTTAGAAAGACATTGTCGGGTGCAGTCGGTGGCGTTGGGGCTGCTGTTGCTCGACTTGGTGCAGCGTTCCTCACACCACTTAGCCCCGCCTTTATTAGTGCCGCTAATACAGCAACTTCCGCTTTGGACAAATTGGCTGAGTATGCGAAGAAACTCGGCACGGTGCTGGCAAATAGCAAAGCAATGAAAATGTTTATTTCTTTTTTAGAAAAGATTCCCGACAAAATCGGACCTGTTCTTGAAGGAATGAACTCTATGAAATCAACTCTTGCGCCTTTGATTGGCTTGATTGTTGCCATGGCCTCAACCAATGTTGCTGCTGCTTTTGGTCCGCTTGGTGCCTTGATTCCAAAAATCAATCCTTTAGTCGGCATTCTGCTCGGTCTTGCCACCCAATCTGAACCGCTCCGTAAAGCATTCAAAGACTTGATGACCGCAATGCAGCCGGTGATTCAATCCATGATCCAAGCGTTGATGCCAATTATGGATCAATTGGGGGTTTTGGTTTCAACGACTCTTGCCCCAGCATTAGTGCAATTGGCTCCGCCGTTTGTTGAATTGCTGGCGGCTCTAATTCCCCTGCTTCCACCGCTTATTGATTTAGCGCAAGCAATTATCCCAATTTTGACAGACGCTTTGCTAATTCTTGTAAATGAAGGCCTTGTGCCTGTAATTGAAAAACTTGTCCCTGTTTTGACGACATTTGCTAATTGGACTACAGGAATTCTTGAAAACAAAGATGCGATTGAGATCCTGACACCGCTCGTTATCGGTCTTACGGGCGCTTTTGCTGGTTTCGAGACGGTTACCTTCGTCATTGAAACCATCACAGGAATCACTGGAGCGATTACCGGTCTGAACGCTGCGATTATCGCCAACCCCATCGGAGCCCTCATCGCAGTTGCGATTTACCTCGGAGTAGTCATTTTTCTGCTGTGGACAAACTGGGACAAAGTTTGGGGTTGGATTATGGATCACAAGGCTTATGCCTTGATTATCGCGACTCTTCTCGGGCCAATAGCCGGAATCGTAGCAATCGTTGGAATTGTTAAATATCTGTGGACGAACTGGGACAAAATTTGGGGCTGGATCTCCGATAAAGCCATTTGGGCTTGGGAAACCGTCATCAAACCCACATGGGATGCGATTGTTGGCTTTGTCACCGGAACTCTTGTTCCGATATTTATTTCCCTTTGGGGATATTTCCAAACGGTATGGAATGGCATTGCTGCTGTCGCCACCTTTGCTTGGAACAGCATTTTGTTTCCGATTTTTAAGGGCATCCATACTTGGATCAAAAACAACTTGATCCCAGCGTCGATCACACTTTGGGAAACTTTTCAAATTGTTTGGGACGTCATCTGCAACGTAATAAGTTTCGCTTGGAACAACATCATTCAACCAATTTGGGACTCGATTCAGTGGTACATCGGAAACATTTTGGTACCAATGTTCAATCTCATTTCAACAGTTGTAAGCACAGTGTTTGGTGCTGTCGGAACTGTTATCAGTTGGGTTTGGAACAACGTCATCAGCCCGACGTTTGATTGGATCAAGGGTGCGATTGGTACTTTGCTCGACGTATTCAACACGATTAAAGATGGAATCCAAACAGCGTTTAGTGCAGTTTTTGACGTCATTGTTACTCCGTTTAAATTGGCTTTCAATCTGATCGCCGACATATGGAATAACACGGTTGGAAAGTTGACCGTTAGCACTCCGGATATCCCGGGCACTGACTTCGGTGGCATTGATATCAAGATGCCAACAATTCCAAAATGGGAACATACCGGTGGTCTCGTTCAGGGCTCAATGATGTCGCAGAATGTTCCTGCAATGTTGCAAGCCGGTGAGTTGGTTGTTTCCCGAGCGCAATTGAAGGCTATTGAGCGGGGAACTGTCCCTGAGGTCGGTGGTAGTCAAGGTGTTGTCAATGTTTATGTTTCGGAAACGAATGCGTCTCCTTATGACATTGGCAAAGAAATCTTGTGGAGTTTGAAGGTGGCTCGATGATTGATTGGCAGATGGATTACAACGGTTTGACGTTTGGGGCTTCGACGGTTTATGGCATTGAGTCGATCACGGGTTTGCATGATCTTCCCGAGGTTCGGACGTCGGATCGTGCCCGGGCTCGAACTCACGGACAGTTTCAGGGCAGCGATTATTTGGGTGGCAGGGATATTGATGTTTCCGTGACGATTACTTCTAAGCATCCGTCGAATGCGATTTGGCAGGCTTTTTCTCAGGCTTTGGTTGCTGGTCAAGTTGACGAGTTGCCTTTGACGATTCAAGTTCCGGGTGTCGGTTTGGGTGGGGAAATTCAAGTTGGGGCGAGGGTCAGGAAACTGTCTTTGCCGATAAGCATGGATTATTACAAGGGTGTCGGTCGGGCGGAAGTGCAGTTTCATTGCACGGATCCTCGGATGTATTCGTCGACGTTGCAGAGCGTGAGTTTCAGTCAGGCGACCACTTCGGGCGGTTTGTCTTTTAATGCGACTTTCAACCTGTCGTTTGGTGGTGCTGCAACGGGTGGCACAGCAATTTGCAATAACGCTGGCGAGTTCCCTTCTCCGTGGGAAGCAACCATCACTGGCCCTATTGTTGACCCTCGCATCGAAAACGTGAACACGGGTCAAATCATTTATTTCACCGGCACTCTTGCTGCCGGAGAAACCCTTGTTGTCGGGACTCAGGACCGTACGGTTCTACTCAACGGCACGGCTTCCCGGTATTCGTGGATCCAACAGGGCACACAATGGTTTGACCTCGCCCCCGGAGATAACACTATGCGATTGGCTGGGGCCTCCGGCACTGGCACAATGGCCGTAAACTTTCGTTCTGCTTGGATCTAGGAGATTCTGATGACTATTCGTGCTACACCTACATTCGTTCAGGCTGGTTCTCATCCGGCCGAGGAAACCCGCCTCATGCTCGGCGGAATGCTCGGTATGCCTCCGACCTCGTTTGCCGGTGGCGCTGCTGCCTCTAACCCTGCTCACGGGATCGTTACCGCCACTGATCTTGCTGTCACTCAAAACGGCACGCCAAATATGACTGTGAACGTGGCCGCTGGCGGATGTTTCATCCGTGGCACCGCCTCGTTGAATCAGGGCGCTTACCATCTTTGGAACGATGCGACTGTCAACCTTGCTATTTCGCCTGCTGATGCAACAAACCCTCGCCGAGACTTAGTTATCGCTGTTGTTAGAGATGCCGCTTATTCAGGTGCTTCAAATGACGCTCGTCTAATTGTTGTTACGGGCACACCAGCGGCTAGTCCTGTGGATCCATCATTAGCGTCCCACCCTAATGCGTTGGTTTTGGCTCGTATCACCGTTGCTGCTGGCGACACGGCAATCAACACCGCCGACATTACGGACCTTCGACCGATCGCTGACCAGCGCGGCAAGATTCCGACGTTCAACACCTCGGCGCTCGCTACTACTGCGATTCCTTCTCCGGTTGACGGTCAGGCGTACTACCTGAATCTGAACACGGACCAAGAGGGCCCGTATTTTTTCAACGGCACCAACTACCGTCGCCCGTGGAACCTGCCGTGGGGTGCCGTGAGTTCGCAAGTAAGCGTTGCGGGCGCGGGCTTTGTTTCAACTGTAGAAACCGTAATTTATTCGGGACCGTCAACAACGTTTGTTGCTAACCGTCGCTACCGTTGGACTTTTCAAGTAACGCACGTTGGGCAAGTGGCGGGCGACTTGTTTGACATAAAGTTGCGAGCAAACAAC